CTCGTAATCTTCAGTATCTTTATCTAATCCTTTATCAGTTGGTGTAAATAAACCTCCTATAGTATCAATTAATTTTTTAGCAGCTAACCATTCTAATACAGTTGTAACTTTATCTTTATCGACATTTAACGACTTAGCAAGTTCTTCAGGTTTAGCAAATGGATTACCTTTTAATTGATTTAATATTCCATTTCTTAAATCGGTTTCCGATAACTGAAATCTATTAGCTGTGTATAATTTTTGTTTAGACAACTCGAATTTTAAAACTTGTTTTGAATCCTTAAAGTTTACATATTCAATATCTATAATTTCATCTTCATCATCTATTTGTATTGCTCGAGCAGTTGCCCATTCAATAAATCTTTTTTCTTTGTCAGCAGATTGTTGAACTTTTACAACCTCGTTATTCATTTCATCCTGTGCTATTCCTAAAAACGTTAAAGCATCCGCATCACTTAATCCAAATCCTGTCTTAATCATTATTAATGCCTGGTCCGCTGTATAATCACCCTTCTTTAACTTGTTGGCTATATTAAAAAGATTTTGTCTTTGTCTTCCTGTTAAGTTTTTAAGATGTTCGTTTACTTGTATTTCTTCTTGAATTACAGTTGCAGTTGGTAAACCAATTTCTGCAGCTTCAATCTTTAACCCGTATTTTTCAATAATATAATTAGTAACGATATTAGGATCTCTAGCATTTAAAGCATTGATAACATTTTGATTTTCTAATGGCAGTTCTTTGCCTATTGGCTGAACTTGTTCTACTTCAAATGTAATATCTAAACCAGTCTTTAGCTTAAACATTTTATCAATAAACTTATTAAAAGCTACTTGTTCAATCTTAGCATATTCGTTAATAAATAATTCATGTGCTAAATCTAATTCGTTACGATCTCCTAAAGTACCCTCAGTTTTGATTTTAAACAACACTCCCGGCACGTTATGTCCTGTTATTATCTTTTGTTGGTTACGTTTATTTAACGCTTCGTATTGGTCCGCTAAACCTGTTGGAGTTACATTTACAACTTCTGCTCCTTTACCATCGGGATTAGTAAATGATAAAACTACTTTACCAGCATTTTGTGTACCTTGATGTTTCTCTTGAAAACGTTCTTTGATATCCTCCTTAACTTCAGGTGTTAATTTACCACTAAAAAAAGTTATAATATGACCAGCACTAAATCCATTCTTTACTAAAGAGTGAAAAAAGTTGCTAATCTCAATATCGGTATTAATGTCTAATAGAACGCTTGAATAATCGGGTGAAGGGTATAAGCCATCTAATTCATTTAAAGACGGTGTAAAGTCCTTAGAATAGTAAATTGAGGCACCTATAAACCCTTCCTTATAAAATGGAAAGTAAGTTTTCTTTAAATGGTAACTTTTAGCAGTCCAGTCTTCACTATACCAAACTCCGCAATTATCAGCACTTAGTCTTATTTTGCCCATATCTAAATGGTAAAACTCAATCGGTTGCCCTATTAAATTTGTAGTTACTTGACATGCGAAACCTCCGTATATAGCCTTATCGGAATCACATTTTTTTCTTAATTCATACCATGAATCAAATCTATTTGCCTTGGCTAAAAATTGTTGAACTTGTGGTAAATCTTGACTAGGTACTATTTTAAGTCCGCTAAGATAACGTGCTTTACCTTTTACAATAGCAGCATGCTCAGGATGATTGTTGTAAGAATTTAATAATTCTTTTGGGAAGTTATTGTCCTTACCCCACTTAACAAACTCACCAGCAGTATCAATTTTATAAGTAGGAAGTTGATTAACATCCATCTTAATAGTAATTATGTCATTATATACTTCTAATTTTTTAGCCATTGTAAACCTTGTTAGTTATTGCTCCACCTTGATATTCTTTAAATGTAATTTTTGTTAAATCAAAACAAGTTGCATAACCCACCTCCACTACATTTAATCCAGTTGGATTAGTATTACTATTGCCTACTTGTTCGTATATCGTATATTCGTAATCGCCTACTGTTAATGAAATCTGAGCAGTTGTTGGTGTTGCTGTTTCAACTATTATAAATTCATTATATCGTTCTTTTTGTGTGCTTATATCCGCTGGTAAAAAATATTGTGATGTATTTGTTTGAACGTTTTTAAACTGAAATAAAAAATAAGGATTTGCTAATAAACATTTCTCCTGTAATGTTAAGATAACTGTATTACTATTATTCTTATTAATTGTTATCATACTTATATAACGTACAAATATATCAATTTGTTATTTAAAAAAAAAGCCCAAGCTTACGGGCCTGAGCTTAACTTTAAAAAGTTACTTATTAAGCTATTAAGTTAGCAATTAAAGTACTTGTTACTTTGTAAATTGGAGAAACCTCTTTACCTTTAAAAGATAATTTTTGTCCGTTAAAATCAGTAATTGCAGTTCCACTTTCAGCACTCCAAGTTAATAAATCCATTCCATTCTCTTTACCGAATAACCAATAGTCACCGTTAACATCTTGAACCATCATAGTCAAACAATTTTGAGCAACTAAATGAATTTCTTGAATCATTGCAGTAGTTAATTTCTTAATTGTAAAGTCAATTTGTGGTTCGTATGTAATTGTTCCTGAAGCTGGTGTATACAATCCAGGGTTAGACATCATCGACATTTCCTTATCGAGTAAATAGGTTCTATACTTCTTGCCTGTAGCTAAAGTATAAGCTGTAACCACTCCAGCAGCTGCTGTAAATGTTGAACCAGTTCCTGAGTTGTTTTCAAATTCCGTTAGATAAATTGCTTTTATCCCTCCCGCACCACCGCGGCACCCGAGGTAAGAATATCCACTAGTTAAAATACACGCCATTTTTTTATAATTTTAATTGTTTATAATAAGGAGGGTTGCCCCTCCATTAATTTTTTATCCTACGTAAAGAACATTCATTGCTTGATTCACAACGTGTGCGAATATTGTCATGATGTTTTTTACAAACATATCTTCACGATTAAAAGCAATTTTGTTAACTTCAAACTTATTGATATCTGATACTAAATCAGTACACCAGTAAATATAATCCGGACGTGCTGCGATAACAACGTTTTCAGCTAAAGGCACAAATTGAATTTGAATTCCATTGTAGAAATAAGCTTCAGTTGGTTGACCTAAATTAGTTACTGCGAATAAATCACGGTAAGTAGCAGATACGTTATAAATATTAATTAATTGTTTGTGAGAATAAGGAGCATAAATAAATGGCTTAACTGCACCATTAATAACTCTAGCAGGTATTGCTGCATAAACTTTAGCGTATTCAGTTTGGATATTAGTACTAGATATAGTCGTTCCTAAAACTTTAATTCTAGTTCCTAGAGCGCCACCATTATATATCATTCGGCTCGCTACTCCATCTAGAAGTGAAGCAGAACCTGAAGCAACTAATGCTTGTTCAACTGAACTAACTTGATTCTGAGCAGTACCTGGAGTTAAAGCTGCAACTGCAGTACGTGTAGCACTTGTTGCACCATTCCAAAATTTAGATTGTAAATCTTCAGCAATTAAATTACCATAAGACTTTAATACTACTGAACCAAATTCACTTGATTCAATTTCCCATGCACCTGGCTTCATTGTTCTGTTGAAACGTGAAGAACGTAAAGCATTAGGATCAAATTCTTGGTAGTACATTATTTTAGTTGGAGTAATCAAAGTATCAACTAATCCAAAAGTTCCTGATGAAGAAGGAGCACCACTTGCAAAAGCTTGAGCTGTTACGGTGTTATCATTTTCGGTGAAGATTGTGTCTGATTTTATATCAGTTGCTAAAGTTACTAAGTTTTTATTTACAGTATCATTTGCGAATAAAATCTCTTCAATTATCGGTTCTACGGATTTTCCGCGGATGTCAACGATGGTAGCTGAAATTGCCATATTTTTTTAGTTTTAAATTGTTAGTTATTAATTATTTTGTTAGTCTAAATTTTTCTAAAGAACTTAATTCTTCCCAATTTTTAGAAACCTTAGTTTCATTTTGTATTGGTGTGTTTAAAATTTCGTTTACTACTTTGTTAAGTAAAACAACTTGTTTTTTCAAACTAGATATTTGACTTTCTAAAGATACTTGCATGTTACTCATTTGAGTTTTCATATCGGGCATCTTTAATTCTGGAGCAACTACTTCAGGTAACTCAGGAGCTTCTTCTGCTTTACTAGCTATCTCAGCTACTACTCCACTTGCAATAGTTACGATGTTACCATCTTCCATTGTGTATTCGCCATCCATTACTGGACTAGCTGTTCCACTTGTAATATCCATTATTGCAGTTCCGATAACTAATTCACCATCGTATGCGAATACTAAACCATCAACTGTTTTAGCTTCTTTCATTTTAACTTCAGGAGTTTGCTCAGTACTTGGTTTCTTTTCGTCAGTTGGCATTGTAGATGGTGCAGCAACTGGATTAAGACCTTCTAAGGCCACACGTTCATCAACACTAAGTTTAGTAATGATAAAGTCTTTAATTTTTGAGATAACATTTGTTTCCATATTTATATAACGTTTAAAGTTTTTAAATTGTTTATTATTTTTATTACTTGTTCATCTGACATAGTTACTTTATTGACTTCAGCTGTTTTAAATAAGCCATCAATCGAAACACCGTTAACTTCACCCGACTTAATTTTTGTCCATACATCATCCGATTCAACCTTGCCCGTAAGAAACCAAGTTCCTTCTGGCAATCCTTCGAAGCCTTTTGCTGTTGCAAATCTTTCATTATTTAATAATACTGATTCAAAAAATGTAACCCCTTCTATTAATTTACTTGAATGCTCAATATCTACAGCACTTGATAAATTATCTTTAACCCATTTCTGCTCTACTAATTCAATCGTTTCTTTATCGAACATCAAGTTAAATTCCTCACCAGCTATATTCCGATAAATTAATTGATTTGGTATAAGTACAGGTGTAAATATAATTCTTTTGTCTTCGTTTTGAATTGCTAATTTGATTTCAGATTGTTTGTTGAACTTAATCCAATTTATTTGAATTGCTGGATCACTTACTAAACTAACTGTCTTTAATCCCATTTCGGAATCTTCGACATCTATTATTGCTTTCTTAATTGGTAATTCCATAATGTAATAACGTTTAAATTTTAAATATTGTTTATCCGTATGTTGATTCCGATACTAATTTGTTTACTCTATTTGTAGTGCTTCGGTTTTCAGTTTCTACAACGTATGCTTTAACTGGTGCAAAGTTATTATTTTGATTACCACTAAACGTAGTTGATTGCCCTTGACCTGGTCCATATATTGCTGGAGCTTGACTTGTTGTTGATGGAATACTTACAGCCGATTCAGGACTTGTAGCTGGAGCACTAGCTCCACCCTCAAATTGTGCCGCCCCTATCTTTGCTAAGTTAGCTGCTGTTGTAATTGCTGAAGCTGCTAATAAGATACCAGTTGAAATACCAAAGTCAGCTTTTGGAGTTGTCGCTATAATATTAGATATTGCCATATACCCATCCATTCCAACTTTTGCTAAGTTAAATGCTTTTTGAATATTGAATTGTTTACGAGCTAAAGCTTCTTCTTTTGCTGCATCACCTTTAACCTTTGCTGATTTAATAGTAAAATATATATCTGATAATCCCTGAGCTGCCTGTAATCCATTTTTAACATTCTCAAAACCTTGTTTTATTTCATCTTGTTTTATTTTTTTAGTTTCGGCTGCAATCTTTTTTTCTAATGCTATTTTATCTTTGTAGTATTTATTATCAATGTCAAGTTTGTTAGTACCTAATAATTCAGTGTTTTCAATATTTATTTGATAAACTTTGTCAAGAAGTTCCTGTTCTTTTTGTAACTTAAGTAAATCGTTATTTTCTATTTTCTCTAATTGTAATTGATAACCACTCTCTAAATTTGATAATTGTAAAGCTATTTTTTTCTTTTCATCAGCTTCAATTATTGCTATATCTTTATCCGCTTTTGCTTGTCTTTTAATTTCATCTTCTTTTTCTTTCGCATCTTGTTTAACTTTATAATCTTTTTGTATTTGTAATATATTATCTTGTAAAGTTATTTCAGCTTGAGCTAATGCTTTATTTTTTGTTGCTTTACTTGCACTACTTTTATTTATATCTTCTATTAATTTATTATTTTCAAATTGTGCTTTTGCAATAGATTGTGTTTGTTCACTTTTTAAAGACCTTACATATGATTGCTCTTTTGCATTTTCTAAATCAGCTAATAACTTTTTTTCATCTGCAGCTCTTTTATCATTATATGATTTATTTTTTTCTGCTTTATCTTTTAATGCAGCAGCATTTTCAGTTATATCAATTCTTTTTAATTCTTTTTCTTTTTGAGCTATTTCAATATTTAACTTTAATTGATCTTGAAATTTTAAATTTCCATCTTGAGATATCTTAGTAACTTTTAAATTTTCTAATTCTAACTGT